ATATAAAGATACGGATAACTATTTATCTGTCATCGGCAACATCCATGATAATGCGGACCTGATAAAATAGACGAAACGAACAAGAACGGTTATCGCTGTTATACAGGAAATAACACTTATACAACTATGAACGAGAACACAGCAAAGAAATGCACTGTATGCGGAAACTATTTCACAATGGATAATTTCCGCCGTACTCACTTATCCGCTGACGGTTACGCTAATATATGCAAGGCGTGTGCCCGCAAAAGGCGGATTCAGAAGAAGTCACATATTGCCGATTTAGGGGGGGTAACCCCGATTTGGCTCAATTCAAACCTCGTGAACTTATAGAAGAGTTGAGATTTCGCGGTTATCATGGAGAACTGAAATTGACGCAAACGATAAAAGTTTAACAATGAAAAAGATGATGTTTAACGACCGTTACGGCCTGACACAGGCGGTGATCAGTGGTCGAAAGACGGTGACGAGACGGGTAATAAAAGATGCTTGGTGGCCGATCTATAAAATAGAGGCTGAAGAGATAAAAGGTGATATTATCAATGTGATAGCCAATAATGGGAAGCTTGTGATTGAGCGAAAGTGCCCCTATAAGATTGGGGAGATCGTGGCCGTGGCGCAGAGCTATGAGCAAGTGTATTATCAAGTGTATTATCAAGAGGGGCTTGAAACTATTGATATGCTTGTGTCGGGCTTAAAGTGTACAGTAGGCTGGCAAAACAAGATGTTTGTTAAGGCGGAGTTAATGCCCCACCGAATCCAGATTACCGACATTTGGATTGAGCGGTTGCAGGATATTTCGGGCGATGATTGCTTGAATGAGGGGATATTTGTCAACGAGTATATCAAAAATGGCAAGATGCGCTATCATTACGGTTTCGACGGCTTTTTACATGAGAGGGAAGGATGGTTTGCCCAAAAATGGTTTAATAAGCCCCGCGAAGCTTTCGCCTCGCTGATCGACAAGGTTTCCGGGAGAGGTACATGGGATCGTAATCCTTTTGTTTGGCGAATCGAGTTTGAACTGGTGAAATAATACAAAGCATTGGGACGATGACGATACCGGAATAATTACGTATATTTAGCAGTGTGAAAGGACTGTGGCACGCTTTTACAGGGGAAAACGTCATCATTAAAACGCAGAGACATGAAAACGATTCTAATGATTGCATTGATGTGGCTGGCAGCGCCGCCGACCACACAAAAACAGACCATTTATAAGGACGGTAGAAATGTCGGACGAGTGGAAATAGAGCGGGACAATATCCGTGTGTATGATGAGCAGGGACGGCTGAAAATGAGAGGAAAGAAGCAAAAAGGGGTTATCAAGCTATACGATAAGAACGGTAAGTACATAGGTCAGATAAAAGACAGTGACCTGTCATTTTGAGTTGTGATTTGATGTAGAAACGATGAATTCATGGATAACGAGGATAAAATAACAATTCTATGCGAGTTACGGACAGACTTGGTCCCTGACCGGTGTATTCGGGAATTCGCCCGGAGGGATGGAGGAAACGGAATGAGTATCAAATTCTTTCTGACATCCTTGAAGGGAAGGAAAAACGGCAATGATTATGGACTGAAGATACAGACCGAGGATAATCAGACGATTTGGGTGGGAACCGGACGGCTGATTTTTAAGAATGGGAAAAAAATGATTTGATTGAAAATGGAGAAAGAATTAGACACGATACTTGCTACAATGCAGGTAACCAAGTCCAATGTGAAAGGAAGGCATTGGATGGTGACAGGGCACGAATACGAGGCTCTGCACAAAATGTTCGATAAGATATACAAGGTACTCGACGACGGGACGGATAAGGTGGGCGAGATATTCCGCCAGCTCAGAATGATTCCTCCGTTCAGCATGGGGTTGTGTATTTCTGAATCCAAAGTGGAAGACGAGAAATTAATCATGCCGACATGGGACATGGTAGCAAAAACACGCGATGAGATAGACAAAATCATCGCGCTCGTCCATGAAGGATGCTATGCCGATAAATTCGACCCGACTACCGAGAACGATCTGCTCAATATCACAAGCCAGTTGAGATTTTGGGTGATGCACCTGAACTCACTGTTGGGTGACATGAAAGGAAGCTCATCTATATAATTTCATGGTACGGTGAGGTTCTTAATGTCGAAATAAACGAATTCCTCACCTTTTTGTGTCTTGACTTTTTCGACAACGGCCCTGAAAATGTCCTTGTCGTTGAATCCGTACCTTTTCTGCAATATATCCTGAAAGGGCTTGATCGGATTGTCCCAGTCGGCCAAAGAAGTGGATAGCCCGAATACATAGTGTACTTCGTATGGAGGTTCGGGCAGCACTATGTCGGGCAGCTTCAATAGGCACTCCGTCGTATAGGCATCATACATGGAGGTGCGGAATCTCTTACCCTGCCATGCTCGGTTTACGGTCAGCGGTTTAACGAATATTTTCGGCATATCAGAATGTGATAAAAGAGTAACTGATTCCGGCTCCTATATAAGGCTTGACCCCTTGAGGCGTGAGGGCATACCCGGCGCTCACGCCGATTCCCCAGCGCTTGGGCTTGCCGGGAACCTCGACCCGCTGGACGACCGTATTCGTCACGGTCTGCGTTTTTCGGAAAATATCGAGTGTATCGAGCGACGCGCGGAAACCGGACACGACGGCCCGGTAATCTTCCCCTTCATACACATTTCGGGAAATCGGGACCAGTACCGGGACTTCCACCGTATCGCCCGGGACAGGCAAAAGTACCGTATCGACACGGGTCAGGTAGCGGACTTTGGGAACGAGGACAGTTTCCCGGACCGTGTCGCGCACGACCACCGTGTCCGTCCGGTGGATCTTGACGATCTCCGGCTTCACACTCCGTCGCCCCAGCAGAAATGCGGCTGCAATAAGGGCTAAAGCTATAACAACGTTTTTCATGTTTCAGTAAAATAAAAATGCCCGAACCTATCCGCCAGGGCATAAAAAAGGCGGTAACTCCGAATATTGGAATTACCGCTTTCTACATCAAATCACAACAAAACAATAGCTAACGCCATTCATATGTCGATACAAACATAGGAAATTTTATCTCACGCCCTGTTTTTATATATTTATGGAATCAGGCGGAGTATAACTCAAACTTATAATTTCCAGGCATTTGTTGGTGAAATACGCAAGCTATTATGAACCGGGGGGCACAATGATCCCCCCGGTTCTCGGCAATTGCAATGTGTAAATTTTACACATTGCTCAGATCGGTAATTCCAATATGTCAAAGAACCGCTGCTAATGTCTACATCATGTCGCGCCACGCCTCGGGCTTTCGGTTGTAGAGGTAGTTCAAATCCCGTTCATGGGTTTTGGCCTCTATTTCGAAAGGATTCCCCTTGTAGCCGTGGCATATCCATTGCCAGATATATCGGCAGTAATACAGGAAATATCCATGACAGTCTTTGGCTTGGGCCGCATGGATCGATTCGTGATTGACGGTAACGGCGCTCAGGGGCTTGAACTTTTTGCGCGCGAATATGACCCCGAACAGCATCATAGCCTTATATCCGCGAAACGGGATCAGGGAGTTGTAGATGATTTTCATTTCCGAATCGTGATGTAAATATCTTCGCCCCGGGAGTCGGCCTCGTCGAGAATGTCGAGCAGGCGGAACAGGGTAGCCCGGGAGTTGATGACCTGTCCTTTTACCTTGTTCTCTCCGACCAAGATACAGCCCTCCGTGTCGGCCGGCGTGTTCCCCGAATGGATAAGTATTCCTGAAAAGTGAGGTACATCCAGCAGCAGGGGGACATTGCGGTCTCCGTATCGAGGCGAGAACTTGGGCGACTGGGTCATGGCGATCCGATAGCGACCGTAAGGGATAGCCGTCTTGCCGTATATCTTGACTTCCTGACCGTCGAATACGCCATTGGCGTTGGCATCCCGGTCGGTATCTTCCAGCGTATCGCACTCGAAGGATGCCGACGGGATGCTTAAACGCCCGATGGTATAAGTGGGCGCGAAATAGATTCGCCTCAGAGATAGAAGCATGGTTATTTCAGAATACCGGCGGTTTTCAGAGCGTTTGCCAGCAGGACCAGGTTCGCCTACACGCCTTCGGCCGTGTCCGATGCTCCCCATGTGGGCGTGGTCTGCGGTGTAACCAGTTTGGCGGTAACGTCCGACGCGAGTTTTGCCAGAGTAACTTTTGCGCTCCCGATAGTCGGATTCGGGTAGCTTCCGGTCAAATCGCC